ACAATATCCAATATATGTATACATAAATAAATATATATATATATAAGTGTCTAAGATTGGTTCTTCTGTAATCAGGCAATGGCTGAGGGAGCCGAACACCAACTGAAACTCACAGAAAAAGATAAGGCAGAATTACCTTCAAGTATTAGAGACTTAGCTGAAGCCTTAGGCATCCCTGTGATTGATTGTTTAATACCTTGCAATTTCTGTGGTAACTTTCTAAATTATTTGGAAGCTTGTGAATTTGACTACAAAAGACTTAGTCTAATTTGGAAAGATTATTGTGTGTTTGCGTGCTGTCGCGTATGCTGTGGCGCCACTGCAACCTATGAATTTAACCAATTTTATGAGCAGACAGTGTTAGGAAGAGATATTGAGTTAGCTTCAGGACTCTCGATTTTTGATATTGATATCAGGTGTCAAACTTGCTTAGCATTTCTTGACATTATAGAAAAGTTAGATTGCTGTGGCAGAGGCCTTCCCTTTCATAAGGTCAGGAACGCCTGGAAGGGAATCTGTAGGCAGTGTAAGCATTTTTATCATGATTGGTAAAGAGGTCACCGTGCAAGATATTATTCTGGAGCTCAGTGAGGTGCAGCCCGAAGTGCTACCAGTTGACCTGTTTTGTGAAGAGGAATTACCAAACGAGCAGGAAACGGAGGAGGAGCCTGACAACGAAAGGATCTCTTACAAAGTTATAGCTCCGTGCGGTTGCAGGAACTGTGAGGTCAAGCTTCGCATTTTTGTCCACGCCACAGAATTTGGTATTAGAGCTTTCCAACAGCTACTGACCGGAGATCTGCAGCTCCTGTGCCCTGACTGTCGCGGAAACTGCAAACATGACGGATCCTAATTCTAAAGGTAGTACATCTAAAGAAGGGTTTGGTGATTGGTGTTTATTGGAAGCTGACTGTAGTGATGTAGAAAATGATTTGGGACAATTATTTGAGAGAGATACAGACTCTGATATATCGGATTTGTTAGATGATACTGAACTGGAGCAGGGCAATTCCCTGGAACTATTTCATCAACAGGAGTGTGAGCAGAGCGAGGAGCAATTACAAAAACTAAAACGAAAGTATCTTAGTCCAAAAGCTGTCGCACAGCTTAGTCCGCAACTTGAGTCAATTTCATTGTCACCTCAGCAGAAGTCTAAGCGAAGGCTCTTTGCAGATCAGGACAGCGGACTCGAGCTGACTTTAAACAATGAAGCTGAAGATGTTACTCCTGAGGTGGAGGTACCGGCTATTGACTCTCGGCCGGATGACGAGGGAGGTTCAGGGGACGTAGATATACATTATACTGCATTGTTGCGTTCTAGCAACAAAAAAGCCACATTAATGGCTAAGTTTAAAGAGTCGTTTGGAGTAGGTTTTAATGAATTGACAAGGCAATTCAAAAGCCACAAAACCTGCTGTAAGGACTGGGTTGTCTCTGTATATGCAGTGCATGATGATCTATTTGAAAGCTCAAAGCAGCTATTGCAACAGCATTGTGACTATATCTGGGTCCGTGGGATAGGTGCAATGTCACTATACCTATTGTGTTTTAAGGCGGGAAAAAATCGCGGGACAGTTCATAAGTTAATTACCTCAATGTTAAATGTGCATGAACAGCAAATATTGTCTGAGCCGCCAAAATTGAGAAATACAGCCGCTGCATTGTTCTGGTATAAGGGTTGTATGGGATCGGGGGCGTTTAGCCATGGACCATATCCTGATTGGATTGCCCAACAAACTATATTAGGTCACAAAAGTGCTGAGGCAAGTACTTTTGATTTTTCAGCAATGGTCCAATGGGCGTTTGATAATCACTTATTAGACGAAGCAGATATAGCATACCAGTATGCAAGACTTGCACCCGAAGATGCGAATGCAGTAGCTTGGCTTGCACATAACAACCAGGCCAAATTTGTGAGAGAATGTGCTTATATGGTACGATTTTATAAGAAGGGACAAATGAGAGACATGAGCATATCTGAATGGATATATACTAAAATTAATGAAGTAGAAGGAGAAGGGCACTGGTCAGATATAGTAAAGTTTATTAGATACCAAAATATTAACTTTATTGTATTCCTAACTGCATTAAAAGACTTCCTACACTCAGTGCCAAAAAAAAATTGCATTTTAATTTATGGTCCTCCTAATTCTGGGAAGTCATCATTTGCAATGTCTTTAATACGAGTGTTGAAGGGTAGGGTGTTGTCATTTGTAAACTCTAAAAGTCAGTTTTGGCTGCAACCGCTTTCAGAGTGCAAGATAGCACTATTGGATGATGTAACAGACCCTTGTTGGATATATATGGATACATATCTAAGAAATGGCTTGGATGGACATTATGTTTCATTAGATTGTAAATATAGAGCCCCAACGCAAATGAAATTTCCCCCATTATTATTAACATCTAACATCAATGTGCATGGGGAAACTAATTATAGATATTTACACAGTAGAATAAAAGGATTTGAATTTCCAAATCCTTTTCCTATGAAAGCAGATAATACACCTCAGTTTGAACTAACTGACCAAAGCTGGAAATCTTTTTTTACAAGGCTTTGGACACAATTAGACCTGAGTGATCAAGAAGAGGAGGGCGAGGATGGAGAATCTCAGCGAGCGTTTCAATGCTCTGCAAGATCAGCTAATGAACATTTATGAAGCTGCAGAACAAACATTGCAGGCACAAATTAAACATTGGCAAACCTTACGAAAAGAAGCTGTATTACTCTACTATGCTAGGGAGAAAGGTGTTACAAGGCTTGGATATCAACCTGTGCCTGTAAAGGCAGTGTCAGAAACAAAGGCTAAAGAAGCCATAGCAATGGTGCTGCAGCTTGAGTCACTACAGTCATCTGATTTTGCTCATGAGCCATGGACTCTAGTTGATACCAGCATAGAAACATTTAGAAGCGCTCCAGAAGGTCACTTCAAAAAAGGCCCCGTCCCTGTAGAAGTTATTTATGACAATGATCCAGATAATGCCAATTTGTATACAATGTGGACCTATGTGTATTATTTGGATGCGGATGATAAGTGGCATAAGGCAAGAAGTGGGGTGAATCACATTGGCATTTATTATTTACAAGGAACTTTTAAAAACTATTATGTACTGTTTGCTGACGATGCGAAAAGATATGGTACAACTGGAGAATGGGAAGTAAAAGTTAATAAGGAAACTGTGTTTGCTCCTGTCACCAGCTCCACGCCTCCAGGGTCGCCAGGAGGACAAGCAGACACAAACACCACCTCCGCGACCCCCACCACCTCCACAGCCGCCGTTGACTCCACGTCCAGACAGCTCACCACATCAAAACAGCCACAACAAACCGAAACCAGAGGAAGAAGGTACGGACGGAGGCCCTCCAGCAAGTCAAGGAGATCGCAAACGCAGCAAAGGCGATCAAGGTCCCGACACCGGTCCCGGTCTCGGTCCCGGTCGCGGTCCAAGTCCCAAACCCACACCACTCGGTCCACCACCAGGTCCCGGTCCACGTCGCTCACCAAGACTCGGGCCCTTACAAGCAGATCGCGATCCAGAGGAAGGTCCCCAACCACCTGCAGAAGGGGAGGTGGAAGGTCACCCAGGCGGCGATCAAGGTCACCCTCCACCTCCTCCTCCTGCACCACACAACGGTCACAGCGGGCACGGGCCGAAAGTTCAACAACCAGAGGGGCCCGAGGGTCGAGAGGGTCACGAGGAGGGAGCCGTGGGGGGAGAGGGCGGCGACGAGGAAGGTCATCCTCCTCCTCCTCCCCCGCCCACAAACGGTCACGAGGGGGGTCTGCTAAACTCCGTGGCGTCTCTCCTGGTGAAGTGGGAGGGTCACTTCGATCAGTTAGTTCAAAGCATACAGGACGACTTGGAAGATTACTGGAAGAAGCTCGCGACCCCCCAGTAATCATTGTTAAAGGGGCGGCTAACACACTGAAATGCTTCCGCAACAGAGCTAAAATTAAATACATGGGACTGTTTAGGTCATTTAGTACTACCTGGTCATGGGTGGCAGGAGATGGCACTGAGCGTCTAGGCAGGCCCAGAATGCTCATTAGCTTTTCTTCCTATACTCAGAGGAGAGATTTTGATGAAGCGGTGCGATACCCCAAAGGAGTTGATAAGGCCTATGGCAACCTGGACAGTCTTTAACATTTACTAATGCTGCTTTTGCTACTAACATACTAACATACCCTTGCATTTTATATTTTTTTTACATTTTGTATTTGCTATGGCGCGTGCTAAAAGGGTCAAGCGAGACTCTGTAACTCATATTTACCAAACCTGCAAACAGGCAGGCACTTGCCCCCCTGATGTTATTAATAAAGTGGAACAGACAACAGTTGCTGACAATATTTTAAAATATGGCAGTGCTGGTGTATTTTTTGGTGGCCTTGGTATTAGTACAGGCCGAGGAACTGGGGGTGCTACAGGGTACGTGCCACTTGGGGAAGGTCCTGGTGTCCGTGTCGGAGGAACCCCCACGGTTGTAAGGCCTTCCTTGGTTCCTGAAACAGTTGGGCCCGTTGATATTTTGCCCATTGATACAGTTAACCCCGTGGAACCTACAGCATCATCCGTGGTCCCTTTAACTGAGTCCACAGGCGCTGATTTACTTCCAGGTGAAGTAGAAACAATTGCTGAAATTCATCCTGTCCCTGAAGGGCCATCAGTAGATACCCCTGTAGTTACCACTAGCACAGGTTCCAGTGCTGTTTTAGAGGTTGCCCCAGAGCCTATTCCTCCAACACGGGTCAGAGTTTCACGCACACAATATCACAATCCATCTTTTCAAATAATAACTGAGTCTACTCCAGCACAAGGGGAATCGTCTCTTGCAGATCACGTGTTGGTGACATCGGGTTCTGGGGGGCAACGAATAGGGGGTGATATAACTGACATAATTGAGTTAGAGGAAATCCCCAGTAGGTATACATTTGAAATTGAAGAACCCACTCCTCCACGCCGCAGCAGTACTCCATTGCCACGCAATCAATCTGTGGGACGTAGGAGGGGTTTCTCTTTAACTAATAGACGTTTGGTACAGCAGGTCCAAGTAGACAATCCATTGTTTCTAACTCAACCATCTAAGTTAGTTCGTTTTGCATTTGATAATCCTGTTTTTGAGGAAGAAGTAACCAATATATTTGAAAATGATCTAGATGTCTTTGAAGAACCTCCAGACAGAGATTTTCTTGATGTTAGGGAATTGGGACGTCCACAATATTCTACAACACCAGCGGGATATGTCAGAGTAAGCAGGTTGGGGACTCGAGCCACTATTCGCACTCGCTCTGGTGCACAGATAGGGTCGCAAGTCCATTTTTACAGAGACCTTAGCTCCATTAATACTGAGGATCCTATTGAATTACAATTATTAGGCCAACATTCAGGTGATGCTACTATAGTCCAAGGACCTGTTGAAAGCACATTTATAAATATGGATATTTCTGAAAATCCATTATCTGAAAGTATTGAAGCATATTCACATGATTTATTATTAGATGAGGCGGTGGAAGATTTTAGTGGGTCTCAGCTGGTTATAGGTAATCGAAGGAGCACAAACTCTTACACTGTTCCTAGGTTTGAAACTACAAGAAATGGTTCATATTATACACAAGACACAAAGGGATATTATGTTGCATATCCAGAGTCACGTAATAATGCAGAAATCATTTATCCTACACCTGATATTCCTGTGGTCATTATACACCCTCATGACAATACAGGGGACTTTTATTTACATCCCAGTCTTCGCAGGCGCAAACGTAAAAGAAAATATTTGTGATTGCATTGCAGATGGCAGTGTGGCACTCGGCTAATGGTAAAGTATACCTTCCACCATCGACACCGGTGGCCAGAGTCCAAAGCACCGATGAATACATTCAAAGAACAAATATCTACTATCATGCATTTAGTGACAGATTGTTAACTGTAGGTCATCCTTATTTCAATGTATACAATATTAATGGTGATAAGCTTGAAGTCCCTAAAGTTTCAGGAAATCAACACAGAGTATTTCGCCTCAAATTACCAGATCCCAACAGATTTGCATTAGCTGATATGTCTGTTTACAACCCTGACAAAGAACGTTTGGTTTGGGCCTGTAGAGGCTTAGAAATAGGTAGGGGCCAGCCATTAGGTGTAGGGAGTACTGGTCACCCTTATTTCAATAAAGTAAAAGATACAGAAAACAGTAATGCATACATAACATTTTCTAAAGATGACAGACAGGATACATCTTTTGATCCTAAACAGATCCAAATGTTTATTGTAGGATGCACACCTTGCATAGGGGAGCATTGGGATAAAGCTGTTCCATGTGCAGACAATGATCAGCAAACTGGCCTTTGTCCTCCTATTGAACTAAAAAACACATATATAGAAGATGGTGATATGGCAGATATAGGTTTTGGAAATATGAACTTTAAGGCACTTCAAGATAGTAGATCAGATGTCAGTTTAGACATCGTCAATGAAACTTGCAAGTATCCAGATTTTTTAAAGATGCAAAACGATATTTATGGCGATGCGTGCTTTTTTTATGCTCGTAGGGAGCAATGTTATGCCAGACACTTTTTTGTTAGAGGGGGTAAAACTGGTGATGACATTCCAGGTGCACAAATTGACAATGGTACATACAAAAATCAGTTTTACATTCCAGGTGCTGATGGCCAAGCTCAAAAGACTATAGGAAATTCCATGTATTTCCCAACTGTTAGTGGCTCATTAGTATCCAGTGATGCTCAATTGTTTAACAGGCCCTTCTGGCTCCAAAGAGCCCAAGGTCATAATAATGGCATCCTGTGGGCTAATCAAATGTTCATCACAGTGGTTGACAACACAAGAAATACTAATTTCAGTATTTCTGTATATAATCAGGCTGGAGCACTGAAAGATGTTGCAGACTATAATGCAGATCAATTTAGAGAATATCAAAGACATGTAGAAGAATATGAAATATCTTTAATTTTACAACTTTGTAAGGTTCCTTTAAAGGCAGAGGTATTGGCACAAATCAATGCAATGAACTCTTCGTTATTGGAGGATTGGCAGTTAGGATTTGTTCCCACTCCTGATAATCCAATTCAGGACACCTACAGGTATATTGACTCTTTAGCTACACGGTGTCCCGATAAGAATCCTCCGAAAGAAAAGGAAGACCCTTATAAGGGCTTACATTTTTGGGATGTAGATTTAACTGAAAGATTGTCATTAGACTTAGATCAATATTCCTTAGGCAGAAAATTTTTATTCCAAGCTGGGTTACAACAAACGACCGTTAACGGTACAAAAGCAGTGTCTTATAAAGGGTCTAATAGAGGAACAAAGCGCAAACGTAAAAATTGAGGTCTGACCGAAAGTGGTACATTTTTATAAACTTTTACACAGTATTCAAGGAATGTTTGTTTACTCTGACTAAGTATAAGTCCTCCAAGGATACCGACCGCACCCGGTACAGTCAGTCAAGTTGTTGCCAATATAGAATCAGATCAGTGCCAAACACACCGTCTTGGACTCAGAACAGACCGTGTTCGTTATAACATGCTCGGATTAGGGACGTCGCCAAAGAAGATTTAATCAACAATCGCTTTTGGCAATCGCATTTGGCACTGCTAAACGACCGTTAACGGTAAGTAGCAATTTCCTTGTACCAGGTGCGGTATTGGGATTTCACAATTGTAATGGTTGTTGCCAACTACCATAGGCATATTCAAGTTTTTGCCTGTATCGTTTTCGTATCCTGTTAACAATATCCAATATATGTATACAT